TCCGTCTATATATCCCCGAAAGGGCCGAAAGGCCAAGATTCAGCCGGATATGCGGCAGCCCAGAATGATGCTGCTGGAATCGGTTTGATCCCGCCCAGACTGCATACGCCAATTCAGGGTTTGCCCTCTTTTGGGCCTGATGTGGCCGACTGGGCGAAGGTTTTCTTAGACATCGACCTAATGCCTTGGCAAATTTTTTGCCTTAGTGGCCAACTTCAACACGATGATGACTTCAACTTGCTGCACCGGCAATCTCTCGTCACGGTCTCCCGACAGAACGGCAAAACCGTTGCCCTTAAAGCGCTGATCGGTTGGTTTCTAACTGTCGAGGCGACACGGCGCGGGAAACCCCAAACCGTGATCTCTGTTGCGCACAAACTTGATCTAGGCGTTGCGCTCTTCCAAGACCTCGCCCCGATACTTGAAGCCAAGTTCGGCGCTGAAGCCAAATGGTCATACGGTCGCAACGAACTGACAATGCCCGACGGTTCAAAATGGTTGGTTCGCGCCGCTACTCCAGCTGCAGGTCACGGCTACAGCCCGACGTTGGTAGTTTGCGACGAAATCTGGGACATCGGAACCGACGTCATCTTCTCGGGTTTGATCCCATCACAGCGCGCCCAAAAATCGCCGCTGCTTTCCTGTTGGTCAACTGCCGGCACAGAAGATTCAAAAGCCATGTTGAAATTACGCGAACAGGGTTTGCGCGCCATTGACACCAACACACCTGGGCGGCTCTATTTTGCGGAATGGTCACCACCGCCAGGCGGCGAAAATGATCCATCCCTCTGGCATATGGCCAACCCAGCGCTCGGGCATACTCTTGAATTTGAAACCCTGCAGGACGAATCCCAGACACCCGACCGCGCGTCATTCCTTCGCGCCTCACTCAACTTGTGGATCAGCTCTAGCCAATCGTGGATCCAACCAGGCATGTTTGAAAAGTTGCGCGTTGACACAATCCCAGCCGGCGGTGTCTTGTGCGTAGATTCGAGCATTGATGAGCAGCAGTATTGCGGGCTGAGGGCCGTGTTACAGCCCGACGGTAAGGTGGGCGTGACCATTCAGTTTGTAGTGGATACGTTGGCAGAGGCATGGGAAGAAATAGCCACCTGCTACCCGACTATTGAAACTCTGGCATTGACGCCCGCGCTGCACGATTTAGCGCCGATGGAATATCGCAAAAAAGTGACGGTCGGTTACAAAGAACTTTTGACCTACACGGCGGTAGTGCGCTCGATGATGAACGAGGGTCGCCTAGTTCATACCGGTGAACAAATGTTGTCTGAACACATGAACCGCGCGGTCGGTGTCCGTACCCAGCAGGGTTTCGTTTTGTCATCACAGAAATCACCTGGGCCAATCACCCTGGCGCGCTGTGCCGTATTCGCTGCAGCTCTCGCCTCTCGACCCAAATGGAAAAACAAACCAGCAATGGCTATGGGTGGGTAGTCAATTCGTATATCTCAAAACTGGCATTGTGAATAATTGTTGCAAATGCAATGATGATTCCAAATGGGAATCTTCAACAAAAAGATCACAGCGCCCGCTGTTTACGTCAACGACGTTCAAGCAGCTGCAGGCTCTTCCCAAATAGGTTCGTTCTACCAATACTCGGTCGGGAATTTGGAAGAACGAGCACAATCAATCCCTACGGTAAATCGCGCGGCAGACCTTATGGCCTCGATGATCGGCTGCCTTGATTTGCAACAGTACGTGTTGCAATGGACAGGCGCCACGTATGAAGAAATTGATGTGCCAGGCGAAGGCTGGTTTACCCAGCCCGACCCGCGCGTGACGCGCAACTTCATTATGGCAAACACGTTTCGTGACTTGTTTTATCACGGGCGCGCTTTCTGGGCGGTGACCTCTCGCTACTCGACAGGGTTGCCTGCTTCTTTCTCGTGGCTACCTGCCGGCTCAATTTCAACAAACGACATGAACGGCCCGCAATGGTTCGGGCCTTCCGACAAAATCTTTTTCAACGGCCAGCAACTTGAAACGTCAAACGTGGTTCAGTTTCTTTCACCAATACCAGGCTTGCTGTACCAAGGCGCGCGCGCTTTATCAATCGCCCTTCGACTTGATCAAAGCGCGGAACGCTTCGCAAACAATGAAATTAGCGCCGGATATTTGCAACAACGTGGCGGCGAGCCCATGAGCTCAGAAGACCTGGGCGAACTTGCAGCGGCTTGGGCAAGTGCTCGCAGCAAAAACGCAATCGGTGCTCTCAACGAATTTGTTGAATGGCACGAATTTGAAGCCGACCCATCAAAACTGCAGCTGGTTGAAGCCCGCGCGTACAGCGCCCTGGAACTTGCTCGCGTTGCCAATATCCCGCCATACATGGTTGGCATTGGTACAACCGGCATGACATACAACAACGCGCAACAGGCTCGACAAGACTTGTATCTTTTCGGCGCTAAACCTTTTATGGATTGCATTGAAGAAACCCTGTCGATGAACAACGTTTTGCCGCGCGGCAAGCATTTGCGTTTTGACATCAAGTCTTATTTGTCCGATGCCTCAATCATGCCCGACTTTCAAAACGAACCAGCAGCGCCCAGCGCGCCCGCACCAGAAAGTCAAAACGTATGATTCAACTCAAAGCCCAATTCGTCACCATTGATGCAGCTGCAGGTGAAGCACCTAAGCGTTCCATCACAGGTCTTGCTGTCCCGTGGAATGTTGAAGCAACCGTCTCTGGCGGTCAGGTTGTCAAGTTTTTGCCAGGCTCATTACCCGAAGACGGCCCAGCACCAAAACTTTTGGAAGAACACGCTGGCATGCCCATCGGCATTGTTTCTGAGCGCGTCGCCACCGATCAAGGCATGATGTTCACCGCAAAAGTAGCTGAAACATCGCGCGGTAATGACGCTATGGCGTTGCTCACAATGTCTGCTATCGATTCTGTTTCTGTCGGCGCAATACCCACCAAATTTAAGTACGACAAAGACGGCGTAATGGTTGTTTCAAAAGCCGATTTCGTCGAGCTGAGTTTGGTATCGGCTGGGGCGTTTCCCGACGCAAAAATCTACGACGTCGCAGCCTCTCAACAAAGAACACAAGAAGGCGTCTGGGTAGAAGTACCCGACGAAAAAGATATTCCCGCAACAACACCACCCAAAGAAAAGGAAACTGAAATGTCAGAAGAAGCACCGGTTGTTGAAGCAACCACTCCCACACAAGTGCCCACCGCACTTTTCTACACAGCCCCACGTTCACCAATCAAAACCGACGGCGACTATTTGCATCACACCATTCAGGCAAAACTGAACCCGATGAGCGAATCAGCCCAATGGGTTGCAGCTGCCGATGAAGCAAAAGCAAAATGGAAAATTAACGCAGCAAACGATTCGTTTACCACGAACCCTGCTTTCAAACCTGTTCAATACATGACCAACACGGTTCAAGTAAACATCGGTACTCGACCAGTCATTGATGCATGCGGCGGCACTCGCAGCATTCCAGCATCGGGCATGACAATCAGCATTCCAAAAATTACGACAAACAGCACAGTTGACACCACCGCTGAAGCCGGCAGCCCATCAAACACAGGCATTGTCTCAAGCTACGTGAACGGAACTGTTGTCAAACTTGCTGGCCAGCAAACATGGTCAGTTGAATTGCAAGACCGGTCAGACCCATCGTTTGCCCAGATCATGCTCGACAACATGACACGTTCGTACCGTAAAGCCACAGAGGTTGCGACAATCGCTGCAATTACCGCTGGCGGCACCCAGGCAGCAACAACAGCAGCAAGTGCTGCAGGCATTCAGTCGTTCGTTTCAACAGAATCAGCAGCCGCATATTTGGCAACTGGCGACGTTGTAAGCGCCTACACCGCTGGCGTCAGCCAATGGTCCCTTATGCAAAACGCTGTTGACGGTTCAAACCGCCCGTTGTTCTCTGCAGGCCAGCCACAAAACTCTGCAGGTTCAGCTGAAGCAACCACCCTGTTCGGCAACGTGCTCGGTGTGCCTTTGTACGTTTCAAGCAACATGGTTTCGACCACCATTGACGAATCAGCATTCTTGATTGTTCCATCAGCAATCGAAATCTTTGAGTCATCAGAACTCATGTTGTCGGTGAATGTTCCGGCATCTGGCGAAATCACAGCAATGATCTACGGCTACTTCTGCCCAATCGTCACGATTGCTGGCGGCCTTCGCCGTTTCAACCTCACCTAATCCATCTAGCAAACGAAGGGAAGCAAAATGGCCGCGTTTACTCTCACGCACACGCAACGTCTTGACAACGTGGCCATTTTGCAAACCCTTGAATCAACCGACATTGCTATAGGGCAGACCGTTGTTGTCAGTAGTAATGCCAGCTACGCGGGCACCTACATTGTTCAAGATGTACCGACTTACCTGTTCACCGGCGTTGACCAATACGGTGACTACCTTTTTGATTACGACGAGATCATTCCTAACCAGCTGCTTGTTTTACAGTCAGGCACCGATGCCGCGCGCGCAACCGCTACCGGCACAGTCACCTGGACACAGACCTGCACCTGGGTAACAAACCAAAATGTGCTGGATTGGCTCGGAATAGCCACAGCGAGCGCCAACGACACAACCTTTG